AATATGGTTACAGTATTTTCTAAAATTACAGATGTTGAAAACCCATTCTATAAAAATATAGATGAGGTATTATTGTCTTTTAAAGATGGCTCTAATAAGTTAAAAATCGAAACTATTAGAACTATTCAAGACAAAGAAAAAAGAAATAAACTTAAATCTGATTTAAAGTCAATTTGCTTTAGTGGTGAATTTTCAAGACGTTCAGCAAAAAACATTATCAATCATTCAGGTTTTGCTTGTTTAGATTTTGACGATGTAGATGATGCTGTTTGTTTACGTGATAGTTTACAAGATAATGAGTATATCTATTCTGCTTTTATTAGTCCTTCAGGTAATGGAGTTAAAGCACTGGTTAAAGTTCCAAAAGACATTCCTAATTATAAAAAGTATTACGAGGCACTTTGTGAAACTTTCGATACTGCTTTAGATACAAAAACAAAAGATATATCGAGAGTATGCTATGAAAGTTATGATGCTGATTTATTCATTAACCATAATTCTAAAGAATGGGTTTTAATGAAAGAATATACAGAAGTAACTCGAAAAAATAATTATCCTGAGTATTTTCAGATTAAAGATACTTCTAAAAAAGTAGATGTAATAATAAAATGGTTTAACAAGAAATTTACTCTTAATGCTGGGGAAAGAAATAACAATCTTTTTAAGTTGGCGTGTGGATTAAATCGTGCGGGGTTACCAAGCGATGAGGCTTTAGGATTATTTAAAAGTTTTTATTCTGCTGGTCTTACTGATAGTGAACTTGAAACAATAATAAAAAGCGCTTATAAAAACACACACGAATTTGACAGCTTAACATTAGTTGATGATAACAAAGTGAGGGAGGCACAAGAAACGCTAAAAAAGGGAGTTTCGAGAGCGAAAAAGGAATTTCGCAAAGAAGGATTAACGGATACCGATATTGATGATATTGTTGATTTTGATTTTGAATATGATTTTTTAATATTTTGGGATACCGATAAAAACGGAAAACTATCATTAAACGATTATAAATTTAAATTGTTTTTAGAAAATAGAGGTTTTTACAAAGTACAATTAAATGATAAGGAGTTTACTTTTGTTAAGGTTTATAATAATATAATAAACGAAGTTAACGAGGTGCAAATAAAAGACTTTGTTTTAAACCACGTTGTTGAGGTTGATATGAACGTTTATAACTTCTTTGCTAAATCAACAGCTAAATTTACTGAAGGTTATCTAAATCAATTAGCTACTAAGGATTTAGCTATGATTAGAGATAATGAAAATGAAAGTTATCTATTCTTTGAAAATGGAGTTTTAAAAATCACAAAAGATAATACTGAAATAATAGACTACATTAATATTGGTGGCTTTGTTTGGCAAAAAAATATTATACCACACAATTTTAAATCAACCGATGTTAAGTCGGTTTTTGAGAAGTTTATTTTCAATGTTTCAAATAACGATATTGATAGAAAATTAATAGTTGAAACGTCTTTGGGTTACCTTTTAAATAACTACAAAAAACAAGATGAAGGATTGGCAATAGTTTTTTATGATGAAACTTTAAATGATAATCCCTCAGGTCGTACTGGTAAAACTTTAATATCGAAAGCGCTTTCACATTGTCGAAAGTTGGTAACGCTAAACGGTAAGGAGTTCAACAATAAAGGTCAATTTCCATACCAAACAATTAACTTAGATGATAATATCATTTGCTTTGATGATATGGAACGGTCTTTTAAATTTGAAACTCTTTTCAGCATCATTACAGGAAATTTAACTTTAAATAAAAAGAACTTACAACCTATTGAAATACCATTCTCGAAAAGTCCTAAGATTATGTTTACTTCAAATTATATTCTTTCAGGAGTTGGAGATAGCCACGATGCAAGAAAAATAGAAATAGAATTATTTAGACACTACTCAAAAACTTATAAACCGATTAATGAGTTTGGTAAGCTATTCTTTAGCCAATGGGATAAATCGGAATGGGATAGTTTTTTTAATTATATGGTTTCAAATATTCAAACGTATTTTAATAACGGTCTTTTGTTTTCAGAATTAAAAACAGGTAAGACTAAAAAAATGATAGCCAATACTTGTGAGGATTTCTTTGACTTTTGTGAAAACGAGTTCCTTTGGAAAAATGAACACTACTATACAACAAAAGAGATATTACAATCTTATAACGATGGCACAAGAGAATTGCCACGTAATATGAATGTGAGTTGGTTTGGTCGATGGTTAGGAATGTATTTTGATTTTAAGAAATGGAAAAGAGAGGATACTACTTACGGTGGTATTCGTAAATTCTCAATAAGTGGATTTCAAGAAAAAGAAGATAATAACGAAATAGATTTCTAATTATGGCAAATTTAAACCCAACTTTCAGAAAAGAATTAAACGGTAAAAAGATTACTATTGATTTTCAAGAAAACTTTGTACTTACACCGTATGAGTTAAATCAAATTAGATTTTGGATAAATAGAGCGAACGATGAACGTTATACTTTACCTACTATTTTACCAATATCAAAAAGATTTGTATTAGATTTTATTGGATGGAATGATGAAAGATATAATGATGTGTTATTGTGTAGTTTTAAAAAATCATTATTTGTATGGTAGCTTTAAGAAAATATCAATCAAGACTTGCATCGGAAGGATGCGAAATATTAAAGCGTAAAATGATTGTTTACTTTTGTTGTGAAGTCAGAACGGGTAAGACTTTAACAGCTTTAGAAACTGCAAAGTTATCCGGTGCTAAAAACGTTTTATTCCTAACTAAAATAAGGGCATTTAAAACCGTTCAAGATGATTATAATAACTTTGGTTATACTTTTAATTTAACGATTGCAAATGATGAAAGTTTACATAAAGTTGAAGGTGATTTTGATTTAGTTATACATGATGAACATCATAGATTTGGAGCGTATCCAAAACCAAATGTAACGGCAAAACTATTTAAAGAGAAGTTTGGAGATTTACCTATGATATTCTTATCAGGAACACCAACACCCGAAAGTCATTCCCAATGGTATCATTCTTTTTGGGTAAGTAATCATTCACCATTTAAAGAACCTAATTTCTATAAATGGGCAAATGAATACGTTGATATTGAGTTAAAGCATTTAGGATATGCACAAGTGAAAGACTATTCAAAAGCACGAAAGAAAGACTTTTGGCATCATATAAGATATTATATTCTAACATTTACACAAGTTGAAGCTGGTTTTGAAACCCAAGTACATGAAAACGTTTTATATTGTGATATGGATGCAATTACTTATAAAATAATTGAAAGGTTAAAGACTGATTTAGTTGTAGAAAACAAAGAAGGTCAAGTAATATTAGCAGATACAGGAGTTAAACTTCAACAGAAAATACACCAGCTTTGTAGTGGAACGTGTAAGTTTGAAGATGGCACTTCAAAAGTGATTGACTTTTCAAAAGCTATATTTATTAAAAATCATTTTAAAAGCGAAAAAATAGCTATATTTTATAAATTTGTTGAGGAATTAAATGCTTTAAAAGATATATTCAGAAATGAATTAACAACCGATTTAGAGGAGTTTAACAACACTAATAAATGTATAGCATTACAAATAGTAAGCGGTTCCGAAGGGATAAGTTTAAGTAAAGCAAAATACTTAGTATATTATAATATTGATTTTAGTAGTAGGTTATATTGGCAAAGCCGTGACAGATTAACAACAATGCAAAGGCAGTCAAATGATGTTTATTTTATATTTGGTAATGATGGAATAGAAGCTAAAATTTACGCTTCAGTACAAAAGAAAAAAGATTATACACTTGAAATTTTTAAACGTGATTATGGAATTAGAAAGCAAAATACAAGCGAAAATAATAGCGAAACTAACAAAAGAAGGCTGGCTTTGCTTAAAAGTAATTAAGCTATCAAAAAACGGATTTCCTGATTTGCTTTGTCATAGAAACGGTGAAACGATGTACATTGAAGTAAAGCGACCTAACGGTAAACTTTCAGAATTACAAAAGTTAAGAATAAAAGAGTTACAAAGACAGAATATCAATGTTAAATGTTGGACAGATTATGGAACAGATTTTAATTGGTAAAACAAAACTAAACCTCAACTTCGAGCCACAACTATCACCTAACGGCAGACCGTTAAGACTAAGCGGAATATCTTTAGCAACTACTAAACCCCCTATTTGGATTGATAAAGTTTTGACACATGGAACGGTTTACACCTTCCGCTACTTAGACCAACAAGGCGGATTTGTAGCGTTTGAGTTTGACGCTAATAATAAATTTATTGGTAAAGTATAATTATTAAAAATAATTTATTAACTTTGTTTTTATGACAAAAGGACAAATATTAATTGATACAGAATTACAACAAGAGTATAGAATATTCTACTTTGATGAAAATTCAGTTAACGGTATTTACATAATCGATAGCGAAACAATGGGTTTAGTAATTCATGGAGCTGATTTTATTATGAAATTCGACCAAAATATATTTGAAAAAATAAAAAATCAATTATCTTTGAAAACTTTAGGATTTAATTAATATGGCATACAGTAAAAAAGAAATAGAAGATATATTTAACTATGTTTGCATGGAAATAGAAAAAGGTAGGGCATTAAGAAACGTTTTAAAATACGAAAATATGCCTAGTACTTCTACATTTTATCAATGGTTAGATAATAATTCAGATAAAGCGAAACAATACGCGCGCGCGACAGAAGTAAGAGCCGATGTTATTTTTGACGACATTTTAAGTATAGCAGACGAAAACGATAATGATACTTATGTAAATGATAACGGTATTGAGGTTGTAAATAATGATGTTATACAAAGGTCAAGACTTAGAATTGATGCACGTAAATGGGTATTGTCTAAATTAAATCCTAAAAAGTTCGGTGATAAAATACAAACAGAACACTCAGGCGAAGTTACTACAAATGTTATTTCTTTAGGTAATGGAATAAAACCAAATGAAACTAATATCTAAACAAGAAAATGCAGTCTATTACCTTAAAGATAAAACAACAACCGAATTGCTTTACGGGGGCGCAGCAGGTGGTGGTAAGTCCGCTTTAGGTGTTTTATGGTTAATTGAACAATGTCAAACTTACCCACAAACACGCTGGTTGATGGGTAGAGCAAAGTTAAAAACATTAAAAGAAACAACCTTAAATACTTTTTTTGATTTATCTTCACAATTAAAAATTATAAATCAATTTAATTACAACGGTCAAAACGGTGTTATTTATTGGAATAACGGAAGTGAAATACTTTTAAAAGATTTATATTCTTATCCAGCAGACCCAAATTTTGATAGTTTAGGTTCACTTGAAATAACAGGTGCCTTTATTGATGAGTGCAACCAAATAAGTTATAAGTCGTGGCAAATCGTTACTTCACGTATTCGTTACAAATTAAATGAATACGATTTAATTCCAAAAATATTAGGAACATGTAACCCTGCAAAAAATTGGACTTATTCAAAGTTTTACATTCCAAACTCAAACGGAACTATAAATAATAAAAAGCGTTTTATTCAGTCATTACCGACTGACAACCCTAATTTACCAGCATCCTATTTAGAAAGTCTTTTAGCTTTAGATGAAAACAGTAAACAAAGGTTATATTATGGTAATTGGGAATACGACAACGACCCTAGTAAATTAATAGACTACGATAAAATAAATAACTGTTTTACAAATGAATTTATTGAAGATGGCACAATGTATATTAGTGCTGATATTGCTCGTTATGGTAGTGATAAAATGGTTGTTTGTGTTTGGAGTGGTTTTCGAGTAGTTGAAATATTTTCTTTGTCTAAATGTTCAGTAGTTGAAACTGCTGAAACCATAAGAGGATTGGCAAATAAATGGAAAGTACCAAATAGCAATATAATAGCAGATGAGGACGGAGTTGGCGGTGGTGTTATCGATATACTAAAATGTAAAGGATTTGTAAATAATAGTAAGGCATTAAAAGAAGATAATGTAATTGTTGAATATCAAAACCTAAAAACACAATGTTATTATAAACTATCTGAAAAAATACAAAACAACGGTATTTTTATAAATTGTCCCGATGGAACTATGCAAGATGAAATTATAAAAGAATTAGAACAAGTAAAAAGGGATAAGATTGATAATGACGGTAAATTGAGAATTGTACCAAAAGAAAAAGTAAAAGAGTTTATTGGAAGGTCACCAGATTACTCGGATGCTTTAGCTTTCAGAATGTACTTTGAATTGCAACCTAAATTTTTTACTTTCTAATTTAGATTAATTCTAAATAAATTTTATATCTTTGAAACAAAATATACTACAATGGCAGTAAATCGATTTCGTTTAGCGTGGGACACTTTTGTAAATCCTAATAAATTCAACGAGGCTTTATATAAATTAGTGGGAGCGCAAACTACTACTTACAATGCAACTTTAGAAACTTTAATGACTAAGGGATATGGCGAAAACCCAGACGTAAACGCTATTATTAACCAAATGGCTAGTAAATCAACAGCAGTGCCTTATATTGTTAAACCTATTGAAGATGAAAAGGCGTATAAAAAGATTAAAAGATTTCCGAATAATCCAACTTACTTACAACAAAAGAAACTAGAGCTTTTAATAAAAGAAGCTTACAAAGATGTTGAGCAACCGATGCCAATAGAAAAACCTAACCCTAATCAAACATGGGAGGAGTTTATTTATTTGTACAAAATCTATTTAAAAGTTTGCGGAAATGTTTATTTTTATAGATTGACTTCTTTAATGGGTGAACCATTAGCGATTTATATATTGCCGTCGCATTGGGTGCAAATTGTGTTAAAAGCAAACGCTTCGAGTTTAAATATTGAAAACCCTATTGATTATTATATTTTACAACAAGGCAATCAGTTAATTAAATTTGAACAAAACACTATAATTCATATTAAACGCTCAAATCCTTTTTATAATCAAAACGGGTCACATTTATACGGTTATAGTGAATTAATGGCAGCTATAAGAAACATAAACAGCTCTAATAGTTTTATTGATACAAGTGTTAAGACTTCACAAAATGCGGGTGTCTATGGTTTTATTCACGCTGGAGATGGTCAAAGCCCATTAACACAAGAACAAGCAAACGATTTAAAGCAACGTTTAGTTGATATGAACGATAGCAAAGAAATGCTATCTAATATTGCTGGTGCTTCTGGTAAGTTAGGATTTACTAGAATATCATTAACAACAGACGAATTAAAGCCTTTTGACTATTTAAGCAATGACAGACGTACGCTTTGTAATTGTTTGAATTACCCTATTGACTTGTTAAATGAAGAGCGTTCAGGTACTGGCTTTGGTGTTGATGCGGTTATTGAAGCCCGTAAAAGAGTGGTTACCGATAATATTAAACCCGATTTAGATTTATTAGCTTCTTATTTGAATAAAGAATTTATACAGATGTTTAAAGGTTATGAAAAATCAGTAATTGAGTTTGATATTAGTGAATTACCCGAAATGCAAACAGATACGTCTGAAATGATTAATTGGATGGTAAAAGCACCGTTAACACCAAATGAAATTAGAGAAGCTATCAATTATGAAGCTATTGAAGATGAAAATTTAGATGTTGTTTATATTAATTCAAATCTAAAAAGAATTGATGACCCTAGTTTTGATGAAATGAATGAATAATGGATAAATTAAGATTAAGACAGGAATTACAAGCGTATAGAATTGTAAGGCGTAATGTCTTAAAAATAACTAATTCTATTCGTTTTGAAAATATGACAATCGGAACTTATCAGGCGTTAATAAATGCTAATATAACCGAAAAGGAAATATTAGAAATGTATAAAGAAATTTATACTACTTTAATTGCACCACAATATAAACGAACTGAAAAGACTATTAAGGTTGATATTGATTTTGAAACTATTATAGCTGAATGGTTAAATAGCAATGCGGGATTGAGAATAGTATCAGTACATCAAACTTTAATAGATGCTATTATCGGAGTTATTGCTCAAGGGTATGAAAATAATTTATCGGTTGCAGATATAACTAGAAATTTACAACGTCAAATTGGGTGGTTTAAATATCAAGCGTTAAGAATTGCAAGAACCGAAACAACAACGGCTACGAATTACGCTACTGTTTTAGCTTCTGAAAATTCAGAATACGAACTTAATAAAATGTGGATAAGCACACAAGACAATCGAACACGTCGACCACCTAAATCACCTTACGACCATTTAGATATGAATGGTGTTATAGTTGATGCCGATAAACCATTTTTTGTTAGTGGTGAGGAGTTGCAATTCCCAGGTGCACCAAATGGTAAAGCGGGGAATATAATTAACTGTAGATGTAAAATAGTTTTCACTATAAAAGAAGATGAGGACGGTTTACCTATTCGGAAAATAAAAAAATAGTTTATTTAGATTGATTATAAATAATTTTTATATATTTGCATTATGGATTTTAAAATATTATCATACGATTTAAAAGATTTAGACGATACTAAGGGAGTTGTTAAGGCGTACGCTAACGTTTACAACTTCAAAGACAGTGACGGTGATATTAGCGCTTATGGTTCATTCGATAAGACCGTTACTGAAAACTTTAAAAGAATTAGAGTATTAAAAGACCATAACCCTACAATGATGATAGGCGTCCCTTTAGCTATTGACACAAAAGATAGCTATGGACTTTTAACAACCTCACAATTTAACATGAATAAACCTTTAGGTAAAGATATGTTTACCGATGTTAAGTTGATGCATGATAGCGGACTAAATGCTGAGTTAAGCATTGGTTATAAAGTTATGCAACGTGATACAAAAGATAAATCTATTATCAAAGAATATAAGTTAATGGAATATTCTTTTTTATCCAGTTGGGGCGCAAATCAACTAAGTACAGTACAAGATATAAAATCTATTAAATCGCATTACGGTTTAATGGAATTAATACAAAAATCATACGATTTGGATTATTCAGATGAAAGACTAAGACAAATTGAAAACTTATTAAAATCACTCGATAAAGAGCCGTCACAAAGTGACACTACGAATTTAGAGCCGATTATGGAAACTTTAAAATCATTTACAAACTCTTTAATCCTAAAATAAAATGGACGAGATTAAATTAAAAGCCGAATTAGACGGTATTAAAGTAGCTTTAGAAACAAAGACTACTCAAGAAGTAAAAAGCGCAATCGATGCTTTTGAAACAAAATTAACAAGCGAAATTAAAGCATCTTTTGATACTGAATTGAAATCAGTAAAAGAAGCTTTAGAAGCTAAATTTGCTACTGACTTAAAAGCAGTACAAGACCACGCAAACCTATTGGATGCTAAATTGCAAACAAAAGAAGTAGAAACTAAAAATGTTGACTTCTTAACAAAAGCAATTACTGAAAATATCGAAAGTATCAAAACTGTAGCGAAAGACAAACCATTCCAAACAAAAGCGGTAGCAAATATGACTACTTCTAATTTGACTGGTACTGCTCCAAAAACTTACAATTTTGATATTGTTACTTTACCATCTCAAATGGTAAACATCGAAGACTTAGCAAGACCAGTAACTGCTGATAACGGTGTGTATGTTTACACTCGTGAAACAGGTGGAGAAGGTTCTATTTCTGCTCCAGGTTCTGAAGGTGGTGCAAAATCACAAAAAGATTACGATTTCACAGCATACGACGTAGCAACTGACTTTATTGCTGGTTTTACTCGTTACTCTAAAAAAATGCGTAATAACTTAACGTACATCGTTAATACTATTCCTTCACTTTTAAGAAGAGATTATTTCAAAGCTGAAAACGCTGCTTTCCAAACTGTAATCGCTGCTGCTGCAACTGCATCAACTGAGATTATTACAGGGAAAACAAAAGCGGAAATGCTTATCAATGAAATTGGTAAATTGCAAGATGCGGATTACGACGCTACAAACTTAATCATAGTTAGACCATCTGACTACCTTTCAATCTTAAAAACTGCAAAAGACGATTTAGCTGCTGCTGTTACTTATGACGGTGGCGTTTTAAGAGTTGCTGGAGTTCAAGTATTGAAAGCTTCAAGCTGGTTACCTGCTAACAAATATTATGTAGCGGATTGGAGTAGAGTTTCAAAAGTAACTACTGAGGGATTGTCTTTAGAGTTTTCTGAAACTGAAGGAAGTAATTTTGTAAACAACAATATTACTGCAAGAATTGAAGCACAAGTAGCTGTTTGTGTTGAGCAACCTGCTGCAGTTGTTTACGGAGATTTTACGGCTGTCTAGTTTTTCATTTTTTAATTGTTTTAAAAGCGTTGCAATTTGTAACGCTTTTTTTTTTATCTTTGAATAATTAAATATTTTTTTCTTATGAAATATAAAGTAATCAAACCATTTTTTAAGCTATCTGAAAAGAAAAACTATGTTATTGACGATGTTATTGAATTAACTGAAGATGAAGCAAAGTCTATGAATTGGTGTGTAGTGGAGATAAAAGAAACTAAAAAATCCAAAAAAGATGACTAATTATACAGACGTTATTAGTTTAGAACGTGCAAAATTATACTTAAAAATTGATAGTGGTCAAACGGTAACGGATGATGAAATTACAAGTATGATTGCTAGTTCTTTATCTTTCATAGAAAAGAGAACGGGACATATTTTTAAGACTAAAAATAAAACTTACTACTCAACACCTTGTTGCAATTCAGTTGTTGTATATGATTATCCTATTGACAATACAGAAACAGAATACGACATTGAGTATAGACAATTAAATGCTATTGTACCTACTGTAAGTGGTTCGGTAGTTTTAACATTAGGCTATACTGATGTTGATGATATTCCAAATGAGTTGATAGATGCTGCTTTGCAATTATTAAAAGTCTATTTTTACGAAAGCGAAACACAACAAAACAGCACATTAATACCATTATCTGTAATGCAATCCATCGATGTAAATAGAAGATTTATATAGTTATGAAAACAAAAGAAATAGAATTTAAAAAAGGTAATTTACACTTATATATTCAATATAATGTAAGAATGATTGGCTTTTTAATAGATTGGGAAAAGTACGGTAATAAATACACCTTTGCGATAGGTTTACCTTTTTTGGTTTTTTCATTTGAATATATAAAAAAATGTTAGCTAGAAAATATAATAAATATATTGAAATTTGGAGTACTTCAACCGTTGCTGATGGTTTTGGGGGAAATACTGTAGATACATTTTTGGCTTTTTCATTTTGGGCGAATGTAACGACAAAAAACGCTAGGATATTAAACGAAAACGGTCAAAATGATAATATAGTTCAAACAATATTTACCATTAGAAGAACTAGTGATATTGAATTTTATACTAAATCCAATTTTATTAAGTATAACGGACTAACTTACAATATTGATAGTATTATGAATTTAGATTTAAATAATATTGATATTCAAATTTATGCAAGTCAAAGGGATTAACGAGGTAATATCTAATTTGCGAAAATACGGCAAAGAAGCAGAAAAGGACGTTGAGGGCGTTACTGAATTAACGGCTAGAAATATTGAAAAGTATGCTAAACAATCAGCACCTGTTAATTTTGGCAAATTAGGACAGTCTATAGTAACTGAAAAAGTTAATCCAACTACTTATAAAGTTGTTGTAAATGCTCCTTATGGTGCTTATATGGAATTTGGAACAGGAACAAAGGTTGAAGTACCGAGCGAATTAGAATCAGTTGCTCGTGAATTTCAAGGTAAAAAAAGTGGTAATTTTAAAACTGCTTTAGAAGACATTAAACAATGGTGTAGGTCAAAAGGAATACCTGAAGAAGCAGCTTATCCTATTTTAGCAAAAATATTAAAAGTTGGTATAACTCCAAAACCTTATTTGTATCCTGCATATTTAAGAGGTAAAACGGAATATTTAGATAAATTAAAAAAAGTATTAAACAAATATGGCAAAACCAAATCCAAATAAGTTTATTAGAAAAAGGATTTATGATTTAGTAAATCCTACTTATCCATGCTTTGATACAAATGTTACAGGAAATTTAAACCCTACTCAATATGTTATTATATCAACTCAGGATAAAATAGACGATATACCAACTAAATGTGGTCATCGTTGGGAGGTAGCTACTTTAATAGACATAGTATGTATTTATAATGGTGCTGGTAATGTTGGTTCAAGACTTATTAACGATGATATGGAGCAAGAAATTAGAACATTGTTAGAAGATATAACTATTTCAGGCTATACGGTATTAAATCAAAGATTTGAGTATCCATCAAACCTAGATAGCTCAAGTGCAACACAAACAGTTTTTAGAAACTTTATTCGGTTAGTTTTAACCTTAGAATAAAAATTTATTATTTAGAATTATTATAAATAATTTTTATATCTTTGAAAAGGAATTAATTAATTTAAAAAATATATTATTATGGCAATAAAAGGCGAAAAAGGGATGTTATATGTTTACATCGGTGCAGCATATAAACCAGTAGCATGTTTAACTTCAATAGGGTTAAGCTCTAGCGTTTCAATTATTGAAAGTCAAACTAAATGTTATCCAGGTGTTGTTAAGAAAACGCCAGGAAGTTTTAGCGCTTCAATTTCAGCAGAGGGAGAATACATCGATACTACTTCGGCTGGTGGTGATACTGCAAAAGTATCACATGACAAAATGTTTATCGACCAACAAACTAAAACGCTAATGGAGTGGAAAATTGACACAGATACAACTGATGCTAATAGTGTTAAGTATTTTGGTTCAGGTTATTATACTGACTTAGAATTAACACAAGGCTCAGGCGATGAGGTATCTACGTTTTCAGTTACTTTAGATGTTGACGGGGCGGTTTTATATACAGACCCTAACGCATAAATATGAAACAAATAACGCTTAATATTGGTGGACAAGACCGTATTTTTTGCTTTGGTTTAGGTTTCTTAGGAAACTTATTAGAAGTTGAAAATATAGCTTTTCACGAAATAGATGAAAAAATAAAAGAAAATCCTTTTAAATGGATACCGTTAATAATGTTTCATTCATGCTCATTTGGTTATATTAAAAATAACGAAACGATACCTTTTAATAAATATGTTTTTTCAGATTGGATTGATGAATTAGGTGTGGACAATGAAGTTGTTACTAACTTTTTCAACGCTTTTACACAATCACTAACAAAAGACGTTCCTAAGCAACTAGAAGATAAAAAAAAAGTAGCGAAAAAATAAATTGGAGTGAAGATGTAATTTCTTTTGCTTTGGGTGAACTTAAAGTGGCGGATTTGGAAACGGTTTACGATATGACGTGGAGCGAATTTCAAATCCGCCTTTTTGCTTATAAAAGACAGGATTTATACAAATGGCAACAGTTAAGGGAGCTAATGTGGATTACATATATTGCACCACACCAAGACCCTAAAAAAATGGTTAAAAGAAAAGAAAGTTTATTATCTTTAAAAGATGATAAAAAGGTAATTTCAGGAGTTACACCAGAACAGAAAGAAAGATTTTTAAAAGAGTATTTAAAATGGCAACAGGCGGTAAATTAGAGGTACAAATTGGAGCGGACATAACCGACTTTGAGAAAAAAATCAAAGAGGTTGAGTTTGATATTAAGGAACTATCAAAGGTTAAACTTGACAGGATTAAGTTAGGTTTAGATACTCGTGAGATTAATTCTCAAATAAAAGACGCTAAAAATAACTTAACACAGTTAAAAACTGCTGTTAAAGACACAGGGCAATCATTTGCACAAGCTACACCAAAAATAGCAAACGGGGGCAATACCTTAATGCAGTTTAGTAGAATAGCCCAAGATGCACCTTTTGGTATTATGGGTATTGGTAATAATATTACCGCTACTGCTGAAAGTTTTAGTTACCTTAAACAACAAACAGGAAGTACAGGCGGAGCTTTAAAGGCTTTAGCTTCTTCTATTGCTGGTACTGGTGGGATATTATTAGGGGTTTCTTTACTTACTACTGGATTAACTTTACTTTCTCAAAGTGGGTTAAGTGTTGGAGATGTTATTGATAAATTGACTGGTGATTTTGATGAGTTTGGGGCTGAATTAAAAAAAGCAAATGAAGAAGGAATAAAATCGGCTTCAACCCAAATTAATTTGATGAACACGCTTATTGCTGTTGCTCAAAATGATAATAGAACAAAAGCTGATAGAATAGATGCGGTTAAACAGTTAAAAGCGGAATTTCCAGAATATTATAAGCAGTTGAGTGACGAGAAAATCATGTACGGTGATTTGTCAAAAGAAACCAAAAACGCAACAAAAGCACTTTTAGCAAAAGCGGTAGCTGATAAATTAGCTAGTAAAAATGCAGATGTCTTTGAGCAAAAACTATTAGCTCAAGGGCGTTACAATAAAAAACGTGCAGAATTAGCTGAATTTGATATAAAAACGGAAAAAGAATTAGCCGCAATCAGAAAGCAAATAGCTAATAATCCATCGGGAGGAGCAGGACAAGCGGAAGCAGCTATACTATATAATAGAGGAAAAATTCTAGATAGTCTTGAAGATGAGAGCAAATTAATAGGCGCGCTTGACAAAAAATATGCTAATCTATTAAATGTAATAGATGAGATTTACGACCCTGAAAAGCCAAGAGAATTACCAGCAACCAAAACAACCAAAGCAACTAAATCGCCAAAAATAAAAAATGCTAAATTTGAATTTGATACTGAATTTATAGCTCCTTTTATTAGTCAGATTAGCGGATTAGGGGCTACTATGGATGGCTTTGCTGAACGAACTGCAATAGCTTTTGACAATGCAAATGCATCAACAAAAATAGGGCTTTCTGAAATGGCTTTAGCTTGGGAAACTTTCGGTTTAAATTTAAGTGATATAATTGAAAGTGGTGTTGAAAGCACTTTAATCAGTTTTGGTGAAACTTTAGGAACTGCATTGACAGAGGGGATAAATGTTGTTGATGCTTTAGGACAATCTTTAATAGGCTCTATTGGACAAACAATATCGGCAGTTGGTAAAGAGTTGGTTAAAATGGGTATATTAGCTCAGGCTTATGCTGCAGTAGTTAAATTTATGCAAAAGGCTTTTACAAATCCTTACGCTTTAGCCGCTGCTGGAGTTGCTTTAGTAGTAATTGGTTCGGCTGTATCTGCAAGTGCAAAAAAAGTAGGTTCAGGAGGTTCAGGTGGCGGAGCATCAACATCAACAGGCGCAGGAGCTAATAACGAGAGTTTTTCACGTAGTAGCTTTAGTGGTACTTCAGCGAATAGTGGAACAGTAGTTTTTGAAATAGCTGGAACTAAATTAGTAGGGGTTTTAAGTAACACATTAAATGCAAATAGACGTTTAGGCGGTCAATTAGGATTAGGATAAATTATGGCTAAAAAAATAATAATATCTTTTGCAGAAAATCCAACTTTATCAGAGCCTGGATTTGGTTATACTATTGATATTTCAGGATTTACATTGTTTTACGACAATGGGACAGACTTATTGCAAATTGACGAAATAGATGTAAAGCCTACACTTGAAGAAACTATACAGAATTTAAATACTTACTTGCGTGAGAATTGGACAAATGATGTTATTTTCTACGATATAGTTGGAAACACTATAGAGGTAACTATAAATGCGGACGCAAACGTAAATGTTGAATTTATTATAAATGCGGATATAACTATTGATGTTGTAGATATTGAGCCTATTATAACAAGTTTGAAGTACTACATAATTTTCGAGGATTATGTATTGAATATTTACAAAGCAAACTATCAAGGTACAGCTACCGAAATATTTGGAACATTTACTTTAAACAAATCTTCAGTTGATAGTATTTTAGCACCAATAAGAGGAACGGGATTACAACTATCTTTAGAAGCAAATCAAAGTTTAACATTTGATGAGTTTATACTAAATGATGAGTTTACTTATAAGACTGAATTATTAAAAAACGGTTATTTAATTTACAAAGGATATATTAAACCCGACGGGGTTCAACAGTCATACGTAAACGATGAGTGGTTAATTAATATAGAAAGCACAGATGGATTAGGAGCTTTAAAAGACTTATCTTTTGTGCAAACAAATGGATTAACTTTTAGCGGTAAAATGTCTTTTTACGACGTTATAAAAGGGTGTCTTGACCGTACTAAATTATCAATGACTATAAATACAAGTGTTGGGATTTCTTACGTAGGTTATGAAGGGACTAATATTTTAAAAGATGTTTATGTAAATGCATCGAGATTTATAAAAGATAGTCAGGATGATGTTATAATGGATTGCAACGAGGTTTTAACCTCTATTTTGAATTTATTTAGCGCAATAATAACCCAACAGGATGGACAATGGTACATTTTACGCCCTAATGATTTAGTAGCTAGTGGCTATGTTAATTTTATTAATCAAACTACAAATGTTACTTTTTTAAAGAAATTAAACAAAACTTTAGGTAGTCAAATAAACAACTTTTATCCACATCACGCTGGAGCAAATCAACAAATTGAGGTAAAAGGTGCTATAAGTGCTTATCGTATAAATTATAAATATGGTTTTTTAGAAGGATATCTTTTAAATCCAAATCTTAACCATGATGAAGATTTAGTTTATGAAAATTGGACAGTAAATCCTTTGTTACCAAGTGGAATTTTATTAAACAACCCATTGGACTTATCGGGTGCTTTAATGAAATCTTATTTTAGAATAGGCTCAGACCCTACGATAGAGGTTATGACAAGTGATGAACTACCAGTTTTGGCAGGAGATGTATTTACTTTTAAAACAAAATTAACAGCAAGATATGCAAAGCATAATTTCTTTTTTAAAATAAAAACGAGCGATGGTTATACTTTAAATCAGCAAAATGAATGGGTCTTAACAGATGCCACTACTTATGTTAATTTTGGACAAGCAAGTCCAGAACCAGTTAATTTGACTTATGAGTTAAAAATGCCTCCAATTTTAAACGATTGTGATTTAACGGTTACAATTTGCAGACCAACGCATGATTTTACTACCGTAAATTGGTTTTTGTTGACAAATTTAGAATGTACTTATATACAAATCACAAAAGATTTTTTCAAAGAACAAGGAATTATAGGGGAATTTCACACAGTTTCAAGACAGTTACCTCCAAGCTCAATTACTAAAAACAATCAAGAGGTGTTCAATGGAGATGGCGATGCTTTACTTGTTGGTTCAATTTATAAAGAAGACCTAATAACGCCTACTGAAAATTGGACACGTGATAATAAATTTGAAAGTTTACCGTTGTTGGGAATATCCGCAATGGATGACCTTAGAATACAATCAAATCCTATTAAGATTTTTAGCGGTTCGATTTATGGACAATTACCTTATTTATCAGTAGTAACTATTGACAATGTTTCAGGGCTATTTATGTTTGTGGATTACGATTATGACTATAAAACCAACTTATCACAAGTTAAATTAATGCAATTTTATAATAGTGATTTAGGGGATATTTACTATGAGGTTTCGCCTAACTATGGAGAGAATAATATCAAGCCAACAATCAAAGGATAATTTAGAATTATTCTAAATAATTTTATATCTTTGAATAAAATAAAAAATTATGGATTTCTTTTCAGGAGATGATAGAATTTTGTATATCAAAAAAAACGGCTATTGGCTTCCAATAGCTTGTTTAACTTCAAATAGTTTGTCAGAAACTACCGAAATGTTACCAACAACAACAAGGGATAACAACGGATGGCAAACTTCAAGACCAGTCATGCAAAATTATAACATAGCTTTTGATGGATTGCAAGTAAATACGTCTATTGCTGGTGGCAATTTTAGCGTTGCTAGTTATGACACTTTGAAATTATTGAAAAGAAGTAAAACCTTATTGGATTGGAAAATTGAAGGGACTTTGTTTCCAGTTGTGGACTACGGGAAAGGATATATTACAGATATTTCCGAAAGTTCAGCAGTAGGTGAATTTTTAAGTTTTTCAGGCTCAATAGTAGGCTTTGGAATACCATTAACAAAAGGAAAAGGTGAGTTCGTTTTAAATAACGGTGACCCCGAAATAATATTAACAACAAGCGAAGCGGCGGATTTAATAATTCGTACTTCGGATGCTTATTAAAAAATATAATTATGCCAATTAATCCAGCAGACATATCGACAATTAGAGTAGGTGAATTGCCAGTAGGTAGTATAACATTAACCTCCAAATTAGCGGTTGAAAACGGGACAGATTTACAACAAATAGACGGACAGGCTTTAGTTGATTTTGTAAATACTAATGCGAGTGCGTTACAGTTTGAGGTTAAGGATTTATGGGTAAACCAAGCATATATTGATAATAACTTTGATGAAACTGGATTAGGTATTAATTTGCTAGTGGGTTATGCTTTGTGTAATGGACAAAATGGAACACCTCCGATGGATGGATTGGTAAGCATAGGCTATGGAACTAATTATAATGTTGTTGGTGCTTTTGGTGGCTCAAAAGATGCTGTTTTGGTTCAACACAGTCATACTTATGATAAACCTACAACTGTAGCTATAAATTCAGGAGCTGGAAGCGAAAGACCGAATACTCAAGTTACTTTAGCACAATCTACATCGACAGTAGGGGTTTCAGGAACTAACAAAAATATGCAACCTTACATCGTACTAATTAAAATAATGAAATTATAAAGTTATGGCAATAAATCCAGATAATATTACAACGATAAGAGTTGACCAATTAGCAAACGAGCCAATAACATCGACAAGTTTATTAGCACATCAAGTAGGAACGGAATTAAAACAAGATACAGTACAATCGTTAATTGATTTAGTTGCAACTGCTATCGGTGCTGGTTCAGGCGTTGGTTATTTACCAATATCAGTAACAGACGGTCAACAATTACCTGACGTGCCAACAGACCCTAGTTTCTTTTTAGCAGGAATAGGTACTTATTTAAATGTAAATGGGTATCCTGATATTATATGCACGGAAGAATTAAATGCTATAATGAATGTTGTTGACCACTGGGAAATAGCAGTTGAAATACCTATCGAGCCTTTAAGCGGTTCGGTACAATCGGTAACTGGGTCGGCGGTTGATAATACAGACCCTTTAAATCCAATAGTAGATTTGCCAGTAATTCCTCCATTTGTACCCTCCGACTATGACTTAGAAGATTTTACTAACGCAGGAGCTGACCCTTATGCACACGTTTCTGAAATTCCTGATACACCAACACTTCAAGAAGTTACTGATGCTGGAAACACAACAACAAATCCAATTATAGTTACTGATGGGTTAGGTGTAGTTAGTGCTTTTACAGGAGCTCTTGTTGTAAGTACGACTTTTGACGATGCTTATACAGATATAGGAGCAGGTTATATAGGGGTGTCTAATGAGGATGGTTTAAAAAGTGTAGAATTAGAACAAGATACAATTAAATTTTTAAACAATGTTCTTAATATATCAACAACTATAATTCCAAAGACAGGAGGTACGATAGGAGGTGTTTTAGAGTTACCCGATGCAAGTGGAGATTTTCTAATTACAACACCAAAAACAGCAGACTTTGAAGCGGTAAACGGAGTTTATTATATAGTTAACACAGGGGTTTCAGAAGTTACAGACCCTACTGGAGTAACAAACAAAGGCTATATTGTTCACGTTATAGGCGGAACTCCCACAATAGGAGGTATTGCTTATTCAAGTGGCGATTTGATTTACAGATACTATAACGGTACAAGTTGGATTACCACTAATATGAATACTGTTGTTGATGCAACCCCAACAGACGGAAGCACAAACGCAGTAAGTAGTAATGGAGTGTTTGATGCTTTGGCTCTAAAAACAGACAAATCACGAACTATTTATCAAGGAGCCGCAAGCGTAACAGGGGTGGCAGTTCAAACGCTATTAGCAACAATGAAAATCGATGCCAATACATACGCTTCAAACGATGCTTTTTCTTTTAAAATGAGTATTCAAAAAGGAGTGACAGCCTCAACAGTTGAATATAGAGTTTGGTTAGGCACTACTTCAGGAGCTTTGACTACTCAAATAGGGCGTATAATTATAAACGCCGCAACACGTACAGCAGATTTTTATAGAGAATATTATATCAACAGTGGCAATTTAGATACATCTATTAGCTTTACTTCAAGTGCTTTATCAGGAATAGCACAAACAACAACAGTAAACACACCAGTAGCGGTTACAATGAGTAATGATTTATGGATTTCTATAACAGCGACACCCACAAACGTAGCGGATGTTAACGGAATTATGGGCGCATCAATAACACCTTTAAAATAATGAAAACAATAATTGAAACATCGACAGGGAAAGTTATAACGGTTACTGATTTAGATATTCCTATTTTAGAAGGGCGAACGGAAATTAATAGCGTTCCAACGGTTTATTTTTTAACGCCTTTTTACAACTTTGAAACTCAAACTTTTTACGAAGGTGCAACGCAAGAAGAAATTGCAGAAGCTAATAAACAAGAAGTGCCTTTTGAAGTACCTTTGTGGACTATGCGAAATGTAATGCGAAAAGCAAACATTTTTGATTTGGTTATTGGTGCAATAAATCAACTTGAAGAACCTTTGAAAACAGATGCTTTAGATTATTTAGAGTACGGTAATTATATTGAAAGATATAGTAATACTGTTTTATTAGTTCAACAAATTACACAATATACAGATGAGCAAGTTGACCAATTATTTATAGATGCAAATAATTTGAAGCTATGAGAAAGTTTTTAGTAAAACACTTTGTATTAGATTATTTCTTTACGGTTTTAGGAAAGCAATACAACGCTCCGAGAGCTAGCATAATTATATATCCTTTAATGGCACTTTGTGGGTGGTTTACAGCAACGAATTATGATTATCCAACGCCGAGTATAGGGTTGTGGTTTTTATACGCTTTATTGTCTTTGTCTTTATTCTTTGGTTTTATTTACTTTAGAATTTATCCAGCTAAATGGGATGAATTAGATAATCTTCAAAAATTACAATATGGCTTTTTTAATAAGCACAAAATGACAATCGGACAATTAAAAGAGTGGAAGATAATAAAATTAAAATTTTAATATGAATTTTTTTGTAGCAAATTGGGAAATAGTTTTAGGGCTTTTAGGTGTAATATCAACGCCTTTAGCTTGGGTATTTGGTGGTAAACAAGCCAAAAAAGTCGAAATAAAAAAGGCGAGTGCCGATGCAGTAGCGACGATGCAAGGTGTCTATGACAGATTTTTAACTGACTATCAAAACCGAATGACCGAAGTAATGGCTGAGCTTTCAGTTGTTAAAAATTCCAATATAGACCTGCAACGGCAATTCAATGAGATACAACTGCAATACGCAAAGGAGGTGGAAAAGTCGCAAAATTGGGAGAAACTTCATAGAGAGTTAATGCATAAGTATGTAATTTTGGAAAAGGACTACGACAAATTAAAAAAAGACCACGATAAGTTAAAAGTTGATTTTGATAAATTTAAAAAAGTCAATAAATGAGAGTAAGTAAAAAAGGAATAGATTTAATCAAAGAGTTTGAAGGATTAAAATTAAAACCTTATAAGTGTTCGGCTGGAGTTCCTACTATTGGCTATGGTTCTACTTACTACGAAAATGGTATAAGAGTAACTATGTCGGATGCATCTATTACAGAAAGCAAAGCAAATGAATTGTTACAATACCACGTTTTTAGATTTGCATCAAAAGTAGCTTCTTTAGTTAAACAACCATTAACAGAAAATCAATTTAGCGCTTTGGTTTCATTTGCTTATAATGTTGGTTCTGGTGCTTTAGCTTCAAGTACTTTATTGAAGTTGGTAAATAATAACCCTAATGATGCAAACATCGCTAAGGAGTTCTTAAAATGGAATAAGGTTAATAAAGTACCAGTTCAAGGTTTGACCAATAGAAGAATAAAAGAAAGTGCTTTATATTTTACAAAATAATCAAAAAGGACAATATTCTTTTTTAGGTTTAGGGAGCAAATCTTGATACTCCCTTTTTATTTTTTCTTTTATTGCATTCCTGATAAATTCAGCAACTTTTATATTTCTACTTTTCAATTTATCAAGTGTTTTCTTTTGAATAGGGGTTATTTTTAAAACAACAACCTCAGAGTAAATTAGTGGTTTCATAATACATAAGTTATACTTTTGTTTCGTTTAGCGAATAGTTAAGCAAAATTTGCTTCGCACCGAGCGTTTCGCCTTATTACATAAGTCTACCAACACTCTAATTTTGCTTAACGCTCCGAGTTTCACTCGATGCACG